CGCCGGAGGAATTCCAAAAAATCAACACCATAATTGCCGAACGTTCCGGCATATCTTTGTGCAGTATATTCCTTGACTCCTGCCCGATCGTACGGTAATATGTCATCGGAAAGGGGGAGATTATCACGGCACGAGTGATACAAAAAGTTGCATTTCCACAGAAAAAGCCGTTCCTGTTGAAACGGACGGCAGCCTATGCCAGAGTGTCCAGCGGAAAGGATGCCATGCTCCATTCTCTGTCGGCACAGGTCAGCTATTACAATCGACTGATCCAGAGTAATCCGGAGTGGCTGTTCTGCGGTGTTTATGCAGATGAGGCATTAACGGGAACAAAGGAAAATCGGGCGGAATTTCAAAAGCTGCTGAACCGATGCCGGCGTGGAGAAATCGACTTGATTCTGACAAAGTCCATTTCCCGTTTTGCACGAAACACGGTCACCCTGCTGGAAACGGTACGGGAACTGAAAACACTGGGCGTTGATGTCTATTTCGAGGAACAGCGGATTCATTCCATGAGTTCAGACGGCGAACTGATGCTTTCCATTCTGGCATCTTACGCACAGGAGGAAAGCTATTCTGCCAGTGAGAACAAAAAGTGGCAGATGCGAAAGGACTTTGAACAGGGAAAAGTCGGGAGTATGCGAATGCTGGGCTATCGGCGAACCAAGTCCGGAAAACTGGAAATCGTACTGGAGGAGGCGGAAATCGTCAGAATGATTTTTCTATATTATCTGTCTGGTATGGGTAAGCTGGCAATTGCCAAGAAACTGAATGAACAGCAGATATGCACGGCGCGTGGCTGTGCATGGACGACAGAGGACGTACGGCGAACGCTCCGCAATGAAAAGTACACCGGAAATTTGCTGCTGCAAAAAAGTTTTCGGGAAAATCACATTACCAAGAAAAAGGTGGCTAACATCGGACAGCTTCCGCAGTATTTTGTTGCCGGTTCGCATGAAGCCATCATTTCGCAGGAACAGTTTGATGCGGTGCAGAAACAAATGGCGGAACGGCAGAAAAAATATGCCGGTTCCTGTACCACAAACCGATATCCATTTACGCAGAAAATACGGTGTGCCTGCTGCGGCAAGTATTATCGCAGAAAAACGACTGTGACCGGTGTGGTCTGGATTTGTTCCACTTACAACACCAAAGGGAAAAAATACTGTCCAACAGCAAAACAGATTCCGGAAAATACGCTGCTCTCTGCCTGCTGTGATGTTTTGGAAATATCGGAATTTAATGCGGAGCAATTTGCGGAACGAATTGAACAGATTCAGATTCCGGCACCCAATGAACTACAATTTTGCTTTTCAGACGGAACGGAACAAACCGTATCTTGGAAAGACCGTTCCCGTTCGGAAAGCTGGACGGCGGAAATGCGAGAGAAAGCGAGGCAGAAAAAATGGCGACAGTCCTAAAAATACCGGCAAAGTTTCATCCCATAACGCATTTGCCGGAAACCAAGGTTCAGAAACGCAGAGTGGCAGCCTATGCCAGAGTTTCCACGGATTCCGAGGAACAGCAGACCTCCTATGCTGCACAGGTAGATCGCTACACCAAGTACATTCAGGAACGGGCAGACTGGGAGTTTGTTGCAGTCTATACCGATGAGGGCATTTCTGCCCTGAATACCAAACATCGGGATGGCTTTAATCGCATGGTGGCAGATGCTCTGGACGGCAAAATCGATTTGATTGTCACCAAGTCAGTCAGCCGGTTTGCACGAAACACTGTAGATTCTTTGACAACTGTGCGAAAGCTGAAAGAAAAAGGCGTGGAGGTGTTTTTTGAAAAAGAAAACATCTACACGCTGGATTCCAAAGGCGAGCTGCTGATCACCATTATGTCCAGTCTGGCACAGGAGGAGAGCCGTTCTATTTCGGAGAATGTAACTTGGGGACAGCGAAAGCGAATGGCGGACGGCAAGGTCAGCCTGCCGTACAAGCATTTTCTAGGCTATCGAAAAGGAGCAGATGGCTTGCCGGAAATTGTGCCGGAGGAGGCGGAGATTGTTCGGAACATCTATCGTTGGTTTATGGAGGGGAAAACGTCGACCGGCATTGCGAGAACATTGACAGAACAGGGCGTTCCGACACCTGCCGGAAAGGAGCAATGGTGTTCCAGTACAGTGAAAAGCATTCTGACCAATGAAAAATACAAGGGCTCTGCTCTATTGCAAAAGAGATTTACGGTGGATTTCCTCACGAAAAAATCTAAGGTGAATGAGGGCGAAGTGCCGCAATACTACATTGAGGAAAGTCACCCTGCCATCATAGTGCCGGAGGAATTTGAACTGGTGCAGGCAGAATTGCTGCGGAGGCAAAATCTACGGCGGCAGTACAATGGAAAGAGCGTATTTGCTGCCCGGCTTGTCTGCGGCGACTGCGGAAATTTCTTCGGGGCAAAGGTCTGGCATTCCAACAGCAAGTATCGGCAGGTGATCTGGCAGTGCAATTACAAATTCCAAGGGGTGTGCAAATGCCAGACACCCCATTTGCAGGAGAGCGTCATACAGCAGCGGTTTCAGGCAGCCGTTCAGGAATTGCTGCAAAAGCGAAAAGCAGTTCTGGAAAACTGTCAGGTGATGCTGGAACTGCTTACGGACTGTACAGATTTAGAGCGTCAATTGCAGGAACTGGAAACGCAGAAAATGCGGATTTCGGAACAGGTGCAGGGATATGTTCGGGAGAATAGTGAAATCGTGCAGGATCAGGAAAAGTATGAGGAACGGTATCAGGCACTGGTGGGACAATACGAACCGCTGCAGAAACAAGAAACCGCTCTGCAGGAACGGCGAGCAGAGCGATTGGCAAGACGGGAACAGATTCAGGGCTTTCAAAGAGTATTGAACGGACAAAATGGGATGCTGCCAGAATTTGATACACAATTGTGGCTGGCTGCTGTAGAAAAAGCAGTGGTGCATCGAGATGGAAAAATCGTGTTTGTTTTGAAAGATGGGACGGAGTTGGTGCAGAAAATTTGAGGGGAGTGGGGTGCAGAATGCACTCCCTTTGCTTTTCAGGTGTGCATTGTATCATTTGTGACGTGCGTTTCCAAACAACCCAATTATTAAAAGTAATTGGAAAGGAAGAAAAGCACGCAGTTTCGATATTTTATCGAGGCTGCGTGTTTTTTTGTTGCCGTTTTTAAGGACACATAATATAGTAGAAAATATGCTTCGTACCCTTACCATACCCTTACCGATTTTCAGCAAGGGTATTTTTTCGAGTTGCTGACAGAAATTTGGAGAGGGAAGGACTTGAAAAACGTCTTTTTTGCTGCTGTTTTCAAAAAGTTTACAAATGAAAAAGGATGCACAAATACCTGCTTTGTGTATCCTTTTCTGCCTCATTCTTGATAAATTGTTTTTCCGAATTTGTAGGCCTCTTTTAAGTGATTTGTCTTGCTGATCTGCGGTTTTCCGTTTGTATCTCCGCATCCTCCGGCTAGTAGCATTCCTTTATCATGAAATCCAATGTAGTGGATGATTGTAAATTTGTAGCACGACACCGCCTGCTCATATGTCCAAAATAGATCATCAGCAGAGGTCATCAGTAATGCTGCATCTTTCACAGGATATTTCTCATACCGTCCTAATGGCGGATTCGTGTCTTCCTCTGCGAGGCAATAGAAATGCCTTTAGTTTCGCAGAGATTGTCCAAAACAACAGCGGAGAGGCAAATACGAGGAGATCAGCTGCCTTTATTTTAAGGACAAGTTCAGACAAGCCGTCTTTCTGTACACACGGTTTTCCATACCGACAGGTATTACATCCTATGCAACTTTTCACTTCAACCTGACTCAATGATACAAGCTCAACCTCGTGCCCAGCATCAACAGCGCCTTGAATGAAGGTGCCTGCCAATTGTCTGGTGTTTCCTTTTGGGCGACCGCCGCCTAATATCACCAATATTCTTTTCATGGGTTCTCCTCTTTTACAAACTGGAATTTATCGATAAATCACATAACGATAATGTGGCATATCCACGCCTCTATAATGCTTTATCCATGTATCCATTATTTTCATTCCGTTTCTTACGGATACATTTTGAGATGCTATATTCGTATCTCTGATAATAGAACATACTTCCGTTGCATTCAATACTTCAAACGCATACTTTTTACAAGCTTTTGCCGCCTCAGTGGCATACCCATTATGCCAGTATGACCGCTCAAAAAGATAACCTATTTCAAGTACCTCAGAATCTTTCCATGGTTGCCTTCAAAACAACTGCCCATAAACCAAAACTCCATTTTTGATAACGGTCAATTGCCTGTCAAGCCATTCATGGGCTTCATCGTCACTAAATGCACCCTCATATGCGTACATTGTATCTTTATCTTGCAAGATTTTACACAAAGACTCAAAATCATTTTGATTCATCTCACGCAGATATAATCGTTCAGTTTCAAGTATTATATTTATCTCCTTAACTTAAATCCCAATTTATATGTTTGATTGTTATACTCAGTTTCCCCATTATACCACATTCCCCATCGAAAAACAAGAATCGATTCCACAAAAAAACAACAGGAGAGCCACTCAAGCTCTCCTGTTATCCTTTTTATTCCTTAAAACAAATCTGCCATACTGTTCATGACGTCACGCATATGGTCAAGAGAGGTGTGACAATACAAATCCATGGTAATCTGTACCTGACTATGGCCCAGAATATCGCTAAGCGTTTTCACATTTACCCCACGTTCAATGGCACGGGTGGCAAATGTATGACGCAGAGCATGGAAGTTCACATGATCGATTCCGGCAACTTGGAGCAGGTAGTTCAGCACATCACGCATATGACTCGGCTCTACACATCCGCCCATAGGTGATGCAAAGAGGTAGCCATTATCCATATAACAGCCACAGCACATGGCTTTCTCTTGATCTTGAATCTGCACCTTGTACTCCATAAGCTTTGCAAATACATTGTTGGGAATGGGAATCTCTCGGAAACCGCTTTGCGTTTTCACAGATGCCTCTATGATGTGGGTACAGTGTCCATAGGAAAGGTTGTCGTCCCGTTCTGCCTGGCTCTTTTTGATTCGCTGCAAGGTACGGCTGATTTTCACTGTCTGTTTCTGAAAGTTGATGTCCGACCATTTGAGGGCACAGAGTTCTCCGATGCGAAGTCCGGTGGCAAGGTCAAAGAGGATTGCCACGCCCAGACGGTGCATTCCAATGACCGACAGCAGCCGGCGTTCTTCTTCCAGAGACAGCACACGCATTTCATTTTGCTCTCTGCGTGGCAGTGTCGTGCCGTCTGTTGGATTGACTGCGATCATACCATTGATGCGAGCCTGCTCCATTGCCTTGTGGAACATATTGTGCATATTTCGCAAGGTCTTCGGGGATAAGCCGCCGCCTCTCTTGCTGCCCGACTGGAACTTCTGATTGTAGAATTCCTGTACCATTGGCGTGGTGATCCGTTGAATGGGATAGCCGCCCAGACTGGGATTGATATGGTTGTAAATGTAGCCCTCGTAGCTGATATATGTGGAAGGCTTGATGGCGTTCTTTGCATAGGTTTGCAGCCATTGTGTCATCCAGTCATCGAGCCGGTACTGGGAGGGTGCAACGTAAGTGCCGGATTGTTTCTTTACCAGAATATCTCGTATTTTGTCTGCCACTTCTTTTCGGGTTTTGCCATAGACAGAACGTTGGATCTGTCTTCCGGCATCGTTGTAGCCATCTGTGTAACGACCTTCCCAAGTCCCGTTGGCACGTTTGCGAATGGAACCTTCGTTATTTGCATTTTTTCTGCTCATGAAACACACCCCTTTACAGTACTTTTCCAGTCGTCTGATTGATCCACTGAAGAAACTGTTCACGCTGTATCTTGTAGCATCGTTTGATCTGAATGGATGGGAAATCTTTCGATCGCATCAACTCATATGCCATGCTGGGGGAGATGTTCAGATAGCCTGCAACGTCATTCGTCGATAACACTAGAGGCAGTTCTTCGTTGTTTTTGTAAACCGGTAAATCTTCTTTTTTCATGGAAAATACCACCTTTCTTTTTTTATGGAGATGTTAGGTCGATTGTATTTTTTTAATTTTACATTCGGAAAAAAGAAACCATTTTCCATGTGGGAAAGCGGTTTCTTTTTGTCAGCGGTGTGTGATTTGTCCTATTCGCAGCAAAACTCCTCTTCGCACCGAACTGCACAAAGCGTCTCCAAAAGCAAGTTGCTGTCACACAGCATTTCCTCGATCTCATCGGCAGAGTAGCCGTAGTCCAACAGCAAGAGAACGTCATCCTCTGTCACGCCGTAGCAACTGCACATCTCCAGCAACAATTCCTCCTGCTGCGAGTAATACTCTTCTTCCAACTCGTCGTACCAATCAGTCCACTTGCCGAACCGGAAACTTTCCTGTACCTCAAAGGTAGAGCCGCTTAAAAACCCATAGCGGTCAATCTTCAAGATTGTGCTTTCATCTACATTCAACACTTCAAACGGATACTTGTGGAAACCAGTCTTCTGCAATGCCTTTTTCAAAATGCTTTCGGTTGAGGCATAAACGTAAAGACCTAGCTCTGTGAAGTGGAGCAGGCACATGGGATTGCTGCCTTTGACGATATAGAGCGTGTTGTTCTCGTCCAGAGCCGTAAAGCAAAAACTGCCCTGTACAGATTCTGCCATGCTCTTGAGCGAATCGAAGTCCAACTTGCCCTGCTGTTCAATCAGCTGTACTGCAACATAGCTGTCTGTTTCAATTTGCGTATTCGGCAGGTGCCTTTCTGTTCTGAGTTCCTTGTCATTGTACAGCACACCGTTATGGGCAAAAGCAAAGTTGACATCGGCATGGCCATAGAACGGATGATTGTTGTAATTGAACTTTTCGTTTCCCTGGGTAGTCATTCTGGTGTGTCCCATAACGGCTCTTGTGCCGTTGGGTGCGTTAAAGCGAATCTTGTGGGCAGGCTTTGGTCTTTTGTAGATGGTAACCTTGCCGCTCTTCACATAGGCAATGCCAGACGCATCTGTTCCTCGTTCCTCAGCAGCATTTGCCAGAGCCTGTGTCAGCTTTTTCAACAGCCTGTCCGACACAATGCCCTTATAGTCCAGCCAACCAAATAATGCACACATCTTACATTTCCTCCTCTGCACAAACTTCTTCATTTACATATAGCTGTCGCTCTTTCAGATACTGAATCAATTCTGGCTCTGTGATGTCGGCCACAAAGTCCGACCATGACAACTTTGCAATGCTGTCATCGGTGTTATACATGGCAGCATCACAGATTCGATTGACCAGCTGAATGGTTGCAATGAACGTGTTGTACTTCAAAGTGCCTCTGAAAAGTCTGAACTCCACAGTGTGATAGTTGCAAAGGTTTACTGCGGCATACCGACCGTTGCCGCCCTTTTTTGCCTTGTCCATGATTGCTTTCGGGGTATGTTCATAGCCGTATCTTGCCGCCCAGCGGTTCATGGTGTATTCCGAACGGCGGCTGAACTTCAAAAGCTCGTTCCAATGATGTTCCACAAAATACAGGATTCTGGAGATCACCTCGTCTTGCCCCTCTTGGCTATCGGAAAAAGCATTGCGGTTCACATGAAGATGCAAGCCGCAGGTTGAAGTCTGATGCGAGCGGTAGCCTTGATGGATTGCACGGTGCATAATATCTTCCCACGGGAACTCGTTAATGTGATAGTCCATGGTGCAAGGGTGGGAAACCAGTTCCATGCCATCATCCAGCGAGCCGTCTGTTGTGATGTAGAGCAGGTCTGCATGGGCGTT